TGTATTTGAAACTTGTTTAGGATACGTTGATAGGTTTGACAAAAAGTTATCTGATCCCATCTGGAAAGATGTGAGAAGGCAGGTAGTGAAGTATAAACCTTTCTTGAATATTGAATGTTCCAAGTACAGACAAGAGATACTAACAGTAATAAGGACGAAGTTATGAGTTTTTTCCAGTCAGATCAAGTTCAATCCAATCTACAGGACATCTTCAGCACATATCAGAAACTCTCATACATGACTTCCCGACTCCCTTCGATGGATAAGGAACAGAAATTGGAGCACATCGAAAATTGTAAGAGTCTGATCGACAAACAGAAGACTTTTTATGGTAGACTATGCCTTGCTGCATCGGAAGACAGCGATGCAGCAGATATGAAGACCCGAATCAATGCTCTTGCTAATGCCTTTGGATATGAGAACCTTGCCATGTGCATGGACGCTATGGTCAGGACTTTAGAACAAGCGGCAGAACAAGAGGGTTGACTTGCTCTATATACTATGCTACGATTACCCAGTAGCAAACAAAACACACACTCAATACGGAGAATACGAACATGTCTTTTGCCTCTCTCAAGAAAGCGTCTTCGGGCGGCGATACTTTTGCCAAACTGACGCGAGAGATCGAAAAACTCAACCAACCTTCTCAAGGTGGTGGCGCTGATGAGCGTCTTTGGAAACCTGAACTGGACAAGTCTGGTAACGGGTTTGCAGTCATCCGATTCCTTCCTGCACCCGATGGTGAAGAAATGCCTTGGGCAAAGGTCTGGAGTCACGCTTTCAAGGGTCCTGGTGGACAGTGGTATATTGAGAACTCTCTCACCACTCTCGGCAAGGATGATCCTGTTGGCGAACTGAACCGCGAACTGTGGAACAGTGGTCGTGATAGCGATAAGGAGATCGCTCGTGCTCAGAAGCGTAAACTCTCCTACTACAGCAACATCTATGTTGTTAGTGACCCTGCTCACCCCGAGAATGAGGGTCGCGTCTTCCTCTACAAGTTCGGTAAGAAGATCTTCGACAAGCTCGTTGAAGCAATGCAACCTGCATTTGCAGACGAGACTCCTATCGATCCTTTCAA